ATCTTGAAACGCGCCAAGAAGTAGGTCTGCTGTTCTTTCAGTTGCCATAAATAAATGCGAGGAATTTTACTTTAGATTGCTGACGTAATAGTGCCAGATGGCTTGAATGTAATACTAATTGTATTTACATCGCCTAATGATGAACTTTGCTCAAAGTTTGTTATAAGACCGCTAAAGCTAATCTTTTTAGTACCACTTGCACTATCTGGAAAAAGTTCAAATGAAGCTGTACCAGCATCGCCAGTAACTAAAGCACCATCTACGAAAGTTGCAGTTTCACCAGATGCTGCAGCGTCATAGACTAATTCAGCAGTACCTTCACCCTCAATAAGTCCACCGACAAATGATTTGAATGTATCGCCTTGCACAGTGGTTTCTTGTGTGTCTTTTGTGATAGACATTGACCAAGAGCGGGTTCCAAGTACAGGGTTTACTGATGAGCCATCATCATCAAATTTGACTTGCCCGACATCGCCTTTAACAGCAGCCATAACAATAAAAAGAAAGATTTATAAATATATTAACCTTTTTTTGGTTTTTTCACACCTTTCTTGTTTTCCTCCATATAACGTCGGCAACGTGGATCCCAATATTGTGGTTCTCTTCTGCCTTTTACAGCTTCGATAGCGTCTAGCATTTCTTCTGTAATTTCAATCATGTAGTTAAAGATTCGTATATTTCAAATGTTATTCTAATCTGTGTTTGGAACTTACCTTCAGGCAGTGATTGTAATATTTCTGGACCCACAGGCGGGTCAAACCTTACATCTGAAACTGTGATTCTATTAAATAAATCTCTTAATCTTTTTGCTATTGCAAAGTTAGCACCAGCTCCTAATCCTTGTTCTGTATATATATTAAAAGTAGAAAGACCCACCACAAGATTTGTTGAATTGGTATCTGTTCCTTGTGTAAGGTATTCACTTGCACCAAATCCGACAACACATTGAATGTAGCGATCAACTGTAGATGCATCGAAAGGAATATTATTAAAAACTATAGGAATATTCTGACCGATACGGAACTCGTCATTAAGACGTTTTTCTATAACAGCCCTTACAGTATTCAAATTAGTCGCAGCCATCTAAATACCTCTTTTTATCTTTTCATACTCTTTTCTAGCATATTGTTCTAATTCTTTCCCGATGATCTCTGGAAATCCTTCTCTTGTGCCTTGTTTAGTTCTATAAACACCTCCCCAAGATTTAGGCTTGTTGATTCCAAAACAAACTGGTTCAGCGTAAACAACATTATTAACAATAGTTCCTTCTAATGGTTTTATTTCTGTTTGCCAGCCGTTTCTTAATCTGCCTGTATCTACAGGTGTTTCAGTTTTTACTCTAACTGTCCATTGTAATGTAGTAGAAGCAACTAGCTTTTCTACAGCTTCGCCCATCACATCGTCTATTTGATCTAGTCGTATTTTTCTCATCTTAAGAAAATATCAAAACTTATGGCAGTATTATCTTGTTCGTTAGTATTTATCTGAATTATTTTGTATTCAGTTCCACTAATGACTACACGATCAAAGGTAGTAGGACTAAAATCTATATCTTTGGCAGCAATAGTTAATCTTTTATCTTGGCTAGATATTAGATCATTCACTTCAGACCGCGTTACTTGCCCTACAACACCTTTTATACTGGAATCAGCCTTTACTTCACTCATTGACCCGCTGGTCGGATTATAGATGCCTGTTGTGACCCTTCTGTAAGTTATGTCACCGCCAAGTTTACTAATTGTTTTTGAGGCAGCTTTTCTAAGTGATGATGCTAAACCCATTAGAGCCTGTAAGCAATAACTGTACCGCTAGTTAATGTGATGCTAGTAATTACACCTTCGATAGCGCAGTTAGACTTAAATTCGATACTTGTGAGATCGCCAGTTATATTTTCTGCAACTAAAGTTGCTATTTCAGAATCCTTAAGCGCTTTGATACAGCCAAATCGGCCTGTAACTGTGCTTGTGTCGTTGATAATAACTGCAGCTGGATAGTAGCTCATAATTAACTCCTTTTAATAGATACGTTTGCGGGTCCACTAATTCTGAGGCCTGTAAAATAGCGCTCAAACAGTGGTGGTACTCGATCTGCACCGACAGCACCATAGAAATTAGGTGTTGCATCTAAGTTACCAATCTTGATGTTTTTGTAATCTTCTAGACCTGATAAACCTAGCCCATCTTTATTATTATTCAAATAAACCGCTAATATTGCTTGTGCTTCTTTTACCTCTGTTGGTATTTCTGTTTCTGTATAGTAATCAGTTGTAATACGATATGGAAACCCGCTTGTATAGGTGCTGGTAAATGTATCTGGCTTTCTAACTCCTTGTCTTGGCCATTGAAGTGCTTGATCTTGTTTTGCCCTAGCACCAATAAACCTTTCTCTGTCAATTCTTTTTGTCGCTGTAACTAAAGCTCTATTTTTTTGGTCTGTTGTAGCGCTAGACCATGCAACAACGTCATCATCTTCTACAAGACCATCAATAATGGCCTGTGCAGCAGCTAAAGTCTGATAACTATTTGCTGTTGCGCTTGATACTGTTTCGACTATTGTGATCGCCATTTACTTTAGTTCGTTTAACTTTTTTAGTTTTAATGGGAACAGAGGCCACTTTTGCAGCCTCTTGTTCTCTTTTACGTTTAAACGCAAATATTCCCATTAACCAGCCTTGAAAATCATAAAGTTCAAGACGATTGCTTCTGCAGCACCACTACCAGATACGTTACCAACGGAAATCTTAAAAGAACCATCAGCAATAGTATTAGCTTGTACAACATAAGTTCCAGCTGTTCCAGCAGAACCATGATTTACTAAAACTACGTCACCAGCACTAACTTTATCGTTAGTAACAGTGAAAGTAACTTCAGCAGCAGCAGCTAATGAGGCAGCGTGCATTGTGATCGCGCCAGCAACATTATTTAATGTCACACCAGTAGCTTTACTGGTTGCTTGAGTCACAGAACCTGTTTGTGCTGTTACAACTCCGAGTGCAGAGCCTGCAGCAGCTTCAAATAAACTTGGCATAATAAATTACCTCAGTTAATCCATTGTAGATACGTTAGTTGCCCTAACTATCCCAATGTTTTTAGTTTCGTAAACCTTCGACCAGTTGCTTACAGTTTCTAATTGAGTTGGTGTTGGGTTTGTTGTAGTAACAGCCCACTTAGAACCAACTGGGTGGTAGCAATAATGCAAGTCAATAGACATAGCATCTGACTTTGCAAGAATATCTCTATCTGTCTCTGTCTGTAGCCCTGCTTGCTCACCACTTGCTACAGCACCAGCTGTAAAGAAGTAAGTAGAGTATTCAGTGCTAGAGCCTGAACCAGTTTTGGCTACATCGTCTGAAACGATAACACGTAAACCGCAATATGTAGGAACAGTATCATTACCACCGCCATAAGCTGGTGTAATTGTTCCGCCTGATGCAGTAGCTGAACCGCCATTGCCATCTGAGGCAAGAACATAATCAACTAACTTGCGCTCTACTAAGTCATAATATACAGCGCTATGCATACAAACAGCTGTTAGTTTGTCTCCTTGATCTCCAAGTAGTGATTTAGCCTTTGCTACGTGTCTTGGGCTAAGAACAGTTGGTGTATCTCCTGAACCACCATCTATTGTTAAACCGAAGAATGCAGCGTTGGAATCAGTTGTATTAACTGAACCAAAAACACCAGATAGACATGAAAGTAAGTCTTTCTGTCTTTGATGAGCAATGTATGCACCGATCTTTTGACCGATTGCAGCCATTGGGTCTGAGCCTGCAGCTAGTGCAGCTAAATCTCTAGATTCAAATGCTCGACCTCTATGTAGGATTACTCCAACTTGCTTGTCAGTTGTAATCTTTGATGGAGTTAGAGAACTAGAATCAGATAAAACCTCAAAGTTCCCTGTCAAGTTTGCAGAGAAGAAAGGTACGTTGATGAGATCACCACCCTCAGTAGCATTTAGTTCTGCCATAGGTTGAACAACACCACTTGCAAGAAACGAGTCTCTCAATGTGGTTTGCTCTATGACGTATGGTGTAAATACCTCTGGGATAATCACATCACTCCTGAGAGTGGCCATGAAAAAAAACCTTTTGAATAATGTTTACAATATTGCGGGCGCAGCCCTACAGACCCTAGCGCAGCCAAGACCTAGTTACAGTTTATAATAACCAGAAAACTATAAAATAAACAACTATTTTTTAGCTTGTGCCTTTAATTGATCGTATAACGCTCTATTTGTTCTGAATAATCGCATCTGTTCTGTAAGGTTGCCACCATTCTCGAATGGGTTTTTATCCATACCTATAGGCATACTTCCAGATGTTTTTCTAGCAACTGGTGCGCCTGAACCTCTAGCAGAATCTGATTTCTTCAACCAATCTGGTAAGCTCTCAGCCCACTTAGCCACTGGTGTTTCTTCATAACCATCGACAACAACAACTGTGCCATCTTCTTTTCTTTTTATTTGTTCAGGACTCAATTTAGTTTTTAAGACCATGTCAGGGTCGTGTACTATTTCTGCTAAAGCTGAGACAGTTGGTGTGATTAGCTCTAGTTCTTTAACACGCGCCTCTAATTGTTGTATTTGTTGATCTTTTGTTGCACTTGCATCTCTAAACTGCTGATCTCTAGCCTGTAATGCTTCAGCATATTTGCCTTTAGCTTCTAGTTCAGCTTGTTCTGCTTTTTGCTTAAATTCTAAAAGTTTTTGTACATCTGTGCCGTCTGGCATTGATTGAAGTGTCTGTTCTAGTTGTTGATACTTTTTCTTTTCGTCTAGTAACTGTTTGTTTTTCGCGTCCATTGATTGAACACGGCTTTCTAGAGCCTTAACTTGATTTAAAAGCTCTTCATTGTTAGCAGTTGGCGCAGCCTCTTGCTTTTGTTCTTCAGACATACCCGCAAGGTAAATTTAATACTATACTAGCCTACCATTTAACTTTGTCAGCCCAATACGCTGCACTCATCTTACCTTTGGCTATATGTTTACCCATTCTTGCCTTAAAACTTTTTTGTCTCTTTTTACCTTTTTCTGTCTTAGGGTTTGAGCCTGCACCGCTAACACCTTGTTGACCAAATCTTATTAATTTAACTTTATCGCCTTCCTTAGCTAATACAGCGTGACTACTTCGCGGGTGTTTTGATGTTCTTTTTGGCTTGTTATAACCACTAAAAGTCTCACCCCTATAGGTAATAGCCATTATTTTTTCTTTTTCTTAGGTTTCTTTGCAGTTTTTGCTGCTTCTCTAAACTGTGCTGCAGTTGGTGCGCCTTTAGCACCTTTTTTTCTCATTTTCTCACCACTACCAGCAGCAATACGTTTTCTTTTAGCGTGAATGTTGGCATATAAGCCTGCGCCTTTCTTTTTTTTCTTCATTGTACTTGCTGTTCTAATTGTTCGATTAGTTTTGCTTTTGTTAGACGTCTATCTAACTCTAAGCCTATTGTACGACCATATTCTTCTAATTCAATCTTAGACATTGAACTAAATTTAGGTTTTGTAGGCATAGGACAATTAACTGGCTCTGGTTTGCCAGTATTGAACTGATACATTACTTTTTGCCTCCCTTCTTCTTTTTCTTCTTTTTCTTTCCACCCATTTTGTACATTGAAGCTGGCATAGGTTTCTCCGTTTTTTTTCAGTATAACCTAATTAGCCGAAATATTTATTAAGCAGTTCAAAGTCCTCGTCTTGTACTGCTGTAACGTACATTCCTTCTATTATATTTTCAAATTTTTTCTTATTTGTTGCTGTAGCATCTTGAAATGCGTCATAAATACGTTTTGGTACAGTTCTGTTTTTTGGGAACTGTTCAGATAGTTCA